TCCTGAAAAGGGGGGTGTTGTTTTGCTATACTGTGTATATGATTAAAACAAACCAAATGAATCTCTCCAAAGAAGATTTAAGAGTTATCAACGAAGTTTTTTGCATTGCCTACTCGTTCGATCTCCCTGAGAAATGGGATGCAGATTTTGAAGATGATCCTGAAATGAATGAGAATTTCACATCTGAGCGTTTCTCTCAAGTGTGGGATATCATAAGTGCCAATATCTAAACTGGCACACTAATCCCCCATTCGTGCTTGAAATCGTTTATATTTAAAGAGTCAACAAACGGAGTCCTTATGAACGGTTGGAAAGATTATGAAACCTGGAACGTTTCATTATGGATTCAAAACGATGAGACCCTTTACAGACTTGCCCTTGCATCCGCAGGATTTCAAACTTTTATGAATGATATGCTTGCGTGGGGATGCACTGAGACTAAGGACGGCGTTAAATGGACTGACGCTGATTACTCCGAAGTCCAGTCAATGTTTAACGAAATGAAAGTTAACACGGATCTTGATTACTGGAAGTCAGCTCTGGTCAGTTGCTAAACTGTCACCCAAGAACCCCACGGGGTTCTTTTTTTATGTACAATTAAAGAGTAGTTAAGGATTTTTCAAATGAGCACATTACATCATGAGTCACTTTATGAAACATGTTTTGATGAGTCCTTTGATGAGTACATGCGTATCAGTGGTTTATCAAGTGCCGATCTTGATAAGTGGATTAAGGTAAACCCGTTCGTGCTTGATTGGATTGAAAACATGGCATGGAAGAAATTCCAATCTATGTGCCAGTGAGCAAAGTGAACACCAAATCCCCTACGGGGGATTTTTTTTGTTATTATATAAGAGTCAAACGAATTACTCCCATGATTGACCCTCGTTTTGAAGATGATGCCATCGCCGCACTAATGGAAGAGGCATTAACTGAAACCACGGAAGAGACCAAATTTGATGTTGATGCTTATTTCAACTCAGATTATGACTATTAAATTCCCAACCGTCAACCCTACCGACTTTCACATGACAAACTACCCTGCAAGCATCTATTCTGAGATTGAGCAGTTCTGTAATGAGAATGAATTCACAGTGGATTATTTCCTAAGTGAATTTGCTCAAAAGGAAGAGCAGTTACAGAGACCGTTCACAGCATACAGAAGACGGAGTGCATTAAGCGATCATTAAACCAGTTCACAAAGTGCACACTAAAACCCCCAAAGGGGTTTTTTTATGTTTATAATAAGAAAGTAAACAAACGAACTTCGTTTTTATGCCTGTTAAGTCACCTGCTGCAACTCCTACAAAAACACGTAAGACCCGCACCCGTAAGACTTCACCGACTGCAACCCGTAAGGTTGCCACCCCAACTGCAAAGAAACCAGCAGTTAAAAAGGTCACCGTCACATCCTTTAAAAGTGGCAAAGTCGTTTCTAAAGTAACCACACTTAAGAGACCATCGACTGCACGTCTTATCTCACCTCAAAAATATCTTAAGGATATTTCTACACGGTGGGCAATCCACAATTATGAAATCCAAGAACTTCTAAAGGATTTCACTAAGGGATTTGAGGCAGTGAAACCCTATCACACACAGTTAGTGGAATTAGTCACAAAGTAGGACACTCTACAAACTGACACACACGCACCCCACGGGGTGCTTTTTTATTGGTATATTATAAGAGTACCAAAGGATTTCACTCATGCGTCAAATAGAAAAGCAAATGAACTTCGCTCTTTCCAATAAGGGCAACTGGTCTAAGGATAACACCAGAGTTGAATTCAATGAATCAACAAACTGTTCAACCGTTTTTCTACATGGTAACAGCATTGCTACTTTCGATCACAATCTGAAAGCAGTCAAACTCAGTTCATGCGGATGGGATACACCCACAACAAAGTCCAGATTGAACGCCATACTCCAGGAAGTAAAACCAGGATGCGGCATCTTTCAAAAGAATTTTGATTGGTTCGTTTCATTCCGTGATGATGTAAAGGATTTCTGGGACGGCATGATTCTAATAGATGCGGATCATTTAGAGATTGCTTAGACCACTTCCCAAACTGCACACCAAACCCCCTAACGGGGGTTTTTTATTGGTATTATTAAGAAGTGGTGAGGGATGGGCATCCCATAAGCAACTGCTATTCCTACCACACCCTAAACCGTTTTTTTTACTTTCGTTTTTACCATGACTAAAAACACTCACATCGAACACCCCGAAGACAGCATCCTCACAGGTGATTTATCCGTGTTGGATGCTTTTTTAATGCCGTTGATTCTGTCACTTAAGATCGACGGTGCACCCGCTATTGTCTGGGGTCGCAATCCTGCCACGGGTTGCCAGTTCGTTGGCACTAAGTCAGTTTTTAATAAAAAGAAAATTATCATATGTGAGACCCCTTCCGATATAGAGAAATTCTATGGTCACAAACCCGCACTTGAGAAAATCTTAATGTGGTGCATGGCATACCTACCAATCACTAAAAACATTTATCAGGGTGACTTTATCGGGTTCGGCGGGTCTAAGAATTACAGACCGAACACGTTGACCTATAAGTTCCAGGAAACCGTAGATGCCAAAATCATCATGGCACCGCATACCAAATATTATGCGTGTTCTGATTTGCGTGATGCAATCGCAATGCCTCTTACTGAGAAATTAGAAAGTGGAGCTCATGTGAAGTATGTCCAACCCCGTGCATATATCCGTTCTGAATACGGTGCACCCTACGGCGAAGGCGTAGACATATTTACCGACCTTGAGCAAATGATTGATTATGCAAAGAGACGGGCGGCGGGTGTTGATTTCGTAGATGAGCGAACAGCAAAGAAACTCAAAATCAATTTGAATTATCTCATCCGTGAGGGTAAGGACATTGCACCCGAACATTTTGAGGATGCGGGTTTATGCTCTGCTGAGTTAATCCGTTTTTGGGATACTGTCAGAGAGATTAAGTTGTTAGCGTTGGCATGTTGCAAAGATGAGTCAGACTTTCAGACTTGCATTATGGGTGACCCTCAACCGATTCAGGGTGAGGGATATGTCATGGTCAGTCGGTTTGGATATTTTAAACTTGTGAACAGACGGGCATTTGCTTATGCTAATTTTAATAATGATCGGTTCGCAGTGGCACGTTAAGTCATGCGTTCGTAATTGGACAGTGGGGGGCGTGATGCCCCCCCGTTATTAAAATCGGGTAACTACCCTAACCTACAAAGTGTTACCCAAGGCAGCTATGTTTTCCCTTCGTCACAAAAAAAATTTTTCCCTATATAAAACCAAAAGGGTTGCTCAAAAAATATGAAAAAAAATTTCGACAAAATTTTTTCGACCATAGAGATCGACAGAGTAACGGGAGAATACTATACGATTATACCAGAGCATCTCATGAATGAATTCGGTTGGTACGAGGACACGGAACTCAAATGGAATATCGATGGAGACGAGATAATTATTCAGGAAAGAGAAGAATGAAAGCATATCACATATACTTCGAGAATAATTGTATATTTAAAAATTTAACCGAGGGGCAGTTTAATACTATATGGTTATTACTGAATACCGAATATAACTCCGAGCTATCATATGAAGAAATGACGGAAACCGTCCAGAAACAGAAAGAATACGAAGAAAGTTCATATTGACAGATACTATATAAACTGATATAATTGACTTGTAATTACAAAACGTTATGGCTAAAGGATTTACAGTAAAAGCAAAACCCCCAACTGCCAGTAGTAAGAAAGAACCCGAATTCGACATCGCCAAGGCCAAAGAGATGGTCAAAGGAAAGTCAGTGGTCTTCTGTCTACCTGGAAGAGGAGTATCCTACCAGTTCTTAAAGAGTTTCGTACAACTTTGTTTCGACTTAGTTCAGTCTGGAGCAAGCATCCAGATCTCACAGGATTATTCATCCATGGTGAACTTTGCAAGATGCAAATGTCTAGGTGCGAATGTTCTGCGAGGACCGAATCAGATTCCATGGGACGGAAAATTAAATTATGATTGGCAACTTTGGATTGACTCAGATATCGTCTTCAATTCTGAGAAGTTCTTTCAGTTGATTCTATTGGATAAGGATATCGCAGGTGGATGGTATTGCACCGAAGATGGTAAGACTACCTCTGTAGCACACTGGTTGGAAGAAGATGATTTCAGAAATAATGGTGGAGTCATGAATCATGAGACACTCGAAAGTATCTCTAAGAGAAAGAAACCATTCACAGTAGACTATACAGGTTTCGGATGGCTCCTTATTAAGAATGGAGTATTCGAACACGAAGGACTACCATATCCATGGTTCGCACCGAAGATGCAAGTTTTCGAAAGTGGCGAAGTTCAGGACATGTGTGGTGAAGATGTCTCTTTCTGTCTCGATGCAAAAGACGCAGGTTTCGAAATCTGGTGCGACCCACGGATTCGTGTAGGACATGAAAAAACGAGAATTATATAGAATCATCATAGACGGCAAAGAAGTATTCACGGCATTAGGTCAAGGTGAATACTTTAACCGCATGGAAGACTATGCTCTCGAATTCTATCAGACGGGTGCACCACACCCCGATAGTATTAAAACTGAAATGTACACAGAGGACTAATTATGGCAAAAGCAACAGGTGGTATCAGTGGAGGGGATTTTATACAGTCACCCCCGAAGAAGACTCGTCAAGGAACGGGCAAGCACACCAAATATACGGCGACATCTCGTAACTCGGCTCGTAAGAAATACAGAGGGCAGGGACGCTAAACAGGAGACTCCGAAAGGGGTCTCTTTTTTTATGGGTGAATGTCATATAAATAAATAAAAACTATGTCCAATGGCGATTAAGAGGATATCAAGAGCATATAAAGATATTAGTTTATCTTTTGAGCCTCATCCAGTATCAGGAGATTTAAAGGTTCTTCGTAATGAGAATGCGATTCGTCGTTCTGTAAGAAATATTGTTCAGACGATTCCCAATGAAAGATTCTTTAATTCTATATTCGGATCTGATGTCTATAGTAGCCTATTTGAGTTTGTTGATTTTGGTACTGCCTCGAACATTCGGGGACAAATTGAAATTGCACTAGATAACTTTGAACCAAGAATCGACAATGTAACCATAGAAGTCGATCCTCAACCAGATATCAATAGTTTTGAGGTGACCGTCATTTATGACATTGTAGGACAAGAGTTTCCAACACAAGAATATACATTCCTCTTAGAGGCAACAAGATAACATGCCTTTTACTAAATTTACAGATCTTGATTTTGATCAGATAAAAACATCAATTACATCCTATCTCAGGGCCAACTCAGACTTTACTGGGTTTGATTTTGAGGGATCTAATTTTTCTATTTTAATTGATACCTTAGCTTATAATACGTATATCACCGCATTTAACTCTAATATGGTCGTCAATGAGTCCTTCTTGGATTCTGCGACTCTGAGAGAAAATGTCGTTTCTCTGGCAAGAAATATAGGTTATGTACCACGCTCTAGAACGGCAGCAACCGCCAATGTCACAGTCACCGTAGGATTTGGTGAAACCAATCCTGGAACATCTACGGTCTCTCTACAGGCAGGTTTAGTATGTATCGGTGATAGGAGTGATACATCATTTACATTTTCGATTCCAAATAATATTTCTGCATCGGTGATTCAGAATAATGCTGGTAATTATCAGGCAGTCTTTAATGATATTGACATTAAAGAAGGTGTTTTCTTAGAAAAGAAATTTGTCATAGATGGTTCATTAGATCAAAGGTTTATATTGGATAATGAGGGCATTGACACCTCGACCATGAAGGTCTATGTCAGTCAGGATAGTTCAGAATTAGGAGTCGAATATTCATTAGTCACTAATATATTAAATGTAAATAAAAATTCTGAAATTTATCTCTTACAAGAGGTTCAGGATGAAAGATATGAACTCTTTTTTGGAGATGGTCTCTTCGGAAAGAAGATTCCTAACGGATATACGGTGACGGTAAGGTATATTGTTACAGATGGTAAAGAAGGTAACGGTATCGGCAAGGGAAATATCCTTTCTTTCTCTGGAAAGGTCATTGATGCGAACGGAATTGCCAAAACATTGGCATCTCCTCCGACTATCATCACAAATGAAGCGTCTACAAACGGAGCCGAGATCGAATCTATCAGTTCAATCAAATATTATGCTCCAAAAACGTATTCTTCACAATCTCGTGCGGTCACACCACGAGATTATGAGGCAATTATTAAGAAAATTTACGCAGATACCGAATCTGTGGCAGTCGTCGGGGGTGAAGAGATGGATCCACCCGAATTTGGTAACGTCATAATCAGTATAAAACCTAAAAATGGGTTTTTTGTCTCTGATTTTAACAAATCTCGTATTTTATCACAATTAAAACAGTATTCTGTCTCTGGAATTAACCAAAGAATCGAAGATTTAAAGATTTTATACGTCGAAATTGATTCTTCGGTGTATTTTAACGAAAATTTAGTCTCTACTCCAGAATCACTCAGAGCAAAAGTCCTAAATTCACTCAATACTTATGCAGATTCTGTAGATTTGAACCAATTTGGAGGAAGATTTAAGTATAGTAAAGTACAACAGGTCATCGATGCCACTGATACCGCAATAACTTCTAATATTACGAAGGTAATCATCAGAAGAAACTTAAAAGCAGCGACAAATCAGTTTGCACAGTATGAATTATGTTATGGAAATCGATTCCATGTTGATGGTTTAGGTTTTAACATCAAATCAAAAGGATTTTTCATCAGTGGAAACTCTAAACCAGTCTATATTACCGATATTCCAAATGCAACTTTAAGAAGTGGGGTACTTTCTCTCGTACAGATTAATGATGATGGAAGTTTTGGAGTGGTCGCTAAATCGGCAGGAACAGTCGATTATAGGAAAGGTGAAATTCTCTTAGGAACCCTTAATATAACTGGTACAGTGGACGGTACAGGGGTCGTAGAGATACAGGCAATTCCTGAGTCAAATGATGTCGTCGGATTAAGAGAATTATACCTCGATTTCAGCGTCTCAAAAAGTAAAATAAATATGGTAAGAGATGTGATTAGTTCGGGTGATGAAATATCTGGAACTACATTTATTAAAGACTTCTACACCTCAAGTTATCTAAACGGACAATTAATAAGAGAATAATATGATACATACTGGTTTTGAGTCTAAGGTTAAGGTTCAGCAAATTATCGGGAACCAACTTCCCGAATTTGTCGTAAATGAAAATCCTAAAGCTGTAGATTTTTTAAAGCAATATTATATTTCACAAGAATTTCAGGGTGGCCCTATTGATCTATCCGATAATTTAGACCAATATTTAAAATTAGATAATTTAACACCAGATGTAGTGGTTGACTCTACTACACTTAGTACTGGTATAGGAACCGAAGATGTAACAATTTCGGTTTCGAACACAAAAGGGTTTCCTAGTCAATATGGATTGTTAAAAATTGATGATGAAATCATTACATACACAGGAAAGACATCAACGACATTTACTGGATGTATTCGTGGGTTTTGTGGTATTACCAGTTACCATAAAGAGTTAAAAGAAGAAGAATTGGTATTTTCTACTTCTGAAGTTGCATCACATGATGTAGATTCAAGTATTCAAAACTTGAGTTCTCTATTTCTCAAAGAATTTTATAAAAAACAGAAATCAACACTAGTTCCAGGTTTAGAAGGTGTAGATTTTGATTCTAATCTTAATGCAGGATCATTCATAAAAGAATCAAAGTCATTATATGACTCAAAAGGAACAGATGAGTCATTCAGGATACTTTTTAATGCTTTATATGGAGAGATTCCTCAGGTAGTTAATTTAGAAGAGTATTTAATCAAACC